GCGTTGTCGTTGACAGGACGGAACGCGACGCTATGCTTGGGGCGTCGGCGATGGTGCCGACCAAGGAGCCCAGACCATGCCACTGTCCACCCGAAAGCACCTCAGCGAGATCGTGACGATCAAGCGCACCGGAATCGTCGCGACGAGCGAACCCGAAGACGCGACCGTGTTCACCAGCCTGATCGTCGCCCATGCCGCCGCAGACGAGGCGCGGCACAAGCACGAGTACCGCGTCCGCGAACGACTCGACACGCAGGTGGACAAGGTCAGCGGCGGCTATGTCGCCATCCTCGCCCGAACCTTCGACGAGAACGACGAGCCCGTCGGCGAGTGCTGGTACGCGGCGATCAAGGTCCACAACTGACCAGACGCACGCAGACGACCGCAGACGACCGCCTCGGCTCCGGCCGGGGCGGTTGTCGTTCGTGGACGACGCGCCGCCGACGCGGCCGCTGCTGGACGTTGGCGGTACGCTCCCCCACGGCGCGGCGCGGGACGGTCGGCGAGCCCAGCCGCGGACGACGGGCGGAGGACGCGAGGGAGAACGGGAGACCGCCGGAGTCATGGGAGGGCGGGGCGAGCCCGGCGACGCCACGGCGGCGCGCGCGCGAGGGGCGAGGGGCCGAGGGAGGCGGGGCGAGGCGCGCCGCGAGGGCCGCGAAAGGCGGGAGGGGCAGGCGGGCGACGCGGGGCCGAAACGCACGCGGCCGCACGCCCGGCACGCCCGCCCGCGATCCTGCCCCCGCCCCCCCCCGCGCGTTTTGCTTAATGCATAGCCCCTCACACCGCGTGGGCGTTTTGACTTGTGGTACTCTGACGGGCATGGGCGATCAACCGGGGCACCGCGAGTTCATGAAGCGCAAGACTAAAGCGGCGATCAAGCAGCATTGGACGGAGTCTGGTCGTTGGCAGGACTTTGTCGCGATCCGCGAGCATCTCAAGGGCGAGGGTTACGCTCCTGAGGAGGCTTGGTACGAAGCGGACAAACGTCTTGAGCTGGGATGGGAGCCGCCATCTTCGGATTCAAGTTCCACTCCAGCCCCCCGGACTTCTCCTGAGGACTCCGGGGGGTTGTCTTCTGCTGTTGAGGCGGTTTCTGAGCGTGCGTCGTTCAAGGCTGAGACGGCTAGCATTGCGGAGACGGTTCGTTGGGTGGCGTCTTTTCTGATGGTGAGCGATGCCAGCCCTGAGGATGCTCCGAGTGCTGAGGCGTGGGCCATGTTGCAGTGGGCTCGTCGTAACAACGCCAACGAAGCGGCGTTCTGGGGCCAGATCTGGCGGCAGCTGATGCCGACCAAGCAGGCACTGGAAGCCGAAACTCGGTTTAATGATGACGGGAAGCCGATACTTGAACTGATTAGCCGCATCAAATCGACTGTTGAGCCTGATGAACAGCCTGTACACGACAGTACCGAAGGAGCTGACGGCGAACCTTGAGTTCCGTGGTTCGTTAATCCGTTCTGCTGCCCGCAGCAAAGATGCTGCTAAAGACTTGTGGGTGGCGTGCAAGCGTGATTTGCTGTTTTACGTCAATTCGTTCTGTTGGACTTACGACCCGCGACAGAAGAACGGGTCGATTCCGTTTCTGACGTACCCGTTCCAAGACGACCTGATGCTTGATCTGGTTGACAAGGTCGAGAACGGCGGGGATGTGTTGGTCAGCAAGAGCCGTGACATGGGTGCCAGCTGGTGCATCCTCACGGTTTTCGAATGGCTTTGGCATTTCCGCGGCGATTTGTCGTTTTTGTTGGTCAGTCGCAACGAGGACTACGTCGATAAGCCCGGCAACCCCAAGAGTTTGTTTTGGAAGATTGACTTCCTGCACAAGAATCAGCCCCAATGGCTGATGCCGAACATGACGCGAACCAAGTTGAGGCTCACCAACGACGACAATGGCAGCAATATCGACGGTGAATCGACCACAGGCGACGTGGCTCGCGGTGACAGACGTACCGCAATCGCTCTAGACGAGTTTGCGGCCTTCGATAATGACGCTTCGTACCGGGCCTTGTCCTCTACTCGTGATGCGACCAACTGCCGCGTGTTCAATTCGACACCGGCTGGTACTTCTGGGGCCTTTTACGACCTGCACCAGAATGAAACGATCGCCAAGTATCGGTTGCATTGGACTTTGCACCCGATTAAGGCGGCAGGCTTGTATCACGAGGGCAAGAAACCGCGTAGCCCTTGGTATGACGCAGAGTGTCGTCGTTGTGCGCACCCGCAAGAGATCGCTCAGGAACTGGATATTGATTTCGCGGCCAGCGATTACCAGTTCTTCGACCCCCAAGAGCTAAACAAGCACGCTCATCAGTACGCAATACCGCCGTTCAAGTGTGGCGAGCTGATTTTTGACGATAAGGGCGACTATAAGTCGTTCGAAGAACAAACTAACGGTCGGTTGTCGTTGTGGGTGTATCCAGACGCCACTGGAAGGTTCCCAGATGACCGACAATACGCCATCGGAGTCGATATCGCGACGGGCACAGGCGCGTCTAACTCGGTTATCTCCGTTGGAGATTGCAAGACTGGAGAGAAGGTCGCTGAGTTTTGCGATTCAAATACGCGACCAGATCAATTGGGCCGTTATGCGGTGGCATTGGCAAGATGGTTCCGAGGTTCGAACCCCATCGGAGCGTTCATGATCTGGGAAGCACCGGGGCCGGGCAGAAACTTCGGCGACGTGGTGCTAGAAATGGGATATCGGAACATATATTACCGAACGAACGAAACTAGTCGGTCCAAAAAGCAAAGCGACATACCGGGTTGGTGGCCGACCAAGGATGAGAAGCGTTCGATCTACGGTGAATACCGCAGAGCATTGAGCAACGGCCTCATCATCAATCGTTCACGGCCCGCGTTGGATGAATGCCGCGAGATTGTGTATGCGGCAACTGGTTGGATCACTCATTCCAAGAGTCTTGGGAAGATGGACCCGTCCGGTGCGAGAGAAAATCACGGTGACAGACCGACAGCCGACGCCTTGCTCTACAAGGGGATGAGCAGATTTCCGGTTGCGACCAAACCGAAGGAAATCATTCCGCAGGACTCGTTCTTGCACAGGCGCAAACTGGCTGAAGGGCGTAAGTCCAAGGCCAAGCAAGGAAAATGGTGATGGCTGAACTTACGAACGAAAAGCTTGCCGATGCGATTGAATACTCGCGTCGCAAGTTGGAACCTTTTCGCCGCAAGCGACTTGATGCGGTTCGAACGTACGTCGGCGCGAATTACTCGGACGAAAATCCGTCGCTTCGTATGCCGGTCAACCTTCTTGAAATGGCGTTGTCGATTTACAAGCGTCAGCTTGCGGCTTCAAGCCCCCGCGTGATTGTCAATGCCAACAAGTCTGAAAACTACCCAGTAGCAGTGGACTTGGAATTGGTGCTGAACAAGGCACTCAAGGAAATGGGATTCGATGCAGCACTCACGCATTGGGTCACGGACGCATTGTTCTCGGTCGGAATCCTCAAGGTTGGCTTGTCGCCGAGCGAGGAGAATCAGGCAGAGCTATACGGCCAAATGCGTGATGCTGGGACTGTATTTGCTGACGTTGTTGATCTCGACGATTTTGTCGTGGACATGACCGCGAAGCGTTGGGACCAGTCGCAATACATCGGCAATCGCTACCAGTTGCCGTACGACTATGTCATCGATACCGATTTGTTTGGTGACAGAACTCGCAAGATCCGCGAATCGATTGTCGGAGTCACAAACGAGCAAGGCGATCAACGAGTGGGAAGCGTTTCCATGGGGATGGATCGCTATCAAGGTCGGGACTTGCATCGCGTTGCTGAGTTCTGGGACATCTTCATGCCTTATGAGCGGAAGATCGTTACGTTCCAAACCCAAGACGACGGTGGCCTTGACCCGACCAACATCGTCGATGAAAAGGAATGGACTGGGCCAGAAGAAGGCCCGTATCACGTCCTTTCCTATGGCGAGGTTCCCGGCAATTTGATGCCTTTGTCTCCCATTGCCAATCTGGTAGACCTGAACGACCTTGCCAACACCATGTTCCGCAAGCTTGCTCGTCAGGCCGAACGGCAGAAGACAGTGACTGTTGTTGCAGGTGGTGCCGAAGAAGATGGCGAACGTGTTGTTCGTTCAAATGACGGCGACACCATTCGTTCTGACCGGCCCGAAGCTACAAGAGAAGCACGCTTTGGCGGTGTCGATCAGGCCAGTTTGGCGTTCTTGATTCAAGTCAAGGACTTGTTCTCGTATCTGGGCGGCAACCTTGACACGCTTGGCGGTTTGGCGAAGGGTGCAGATACGCTTGGTCAGGAACGATTGCTTAAGCAAGCCAGTTCAATGAAGGTAGTCGATCTTCAGGAACGAACCACCAAGGCCGTCAAGTCCGTTATTGAAACGATTGCAAAGTACATCTACTACGATCCGGTTGGGACGTACCCATTCAGCAAGCAACTGAACAACGGGATCAAGATTGAAACGGATTTTCCGCCGGAAGCTCGCGAGGGTGAGTTTGTTGAATACGAAATTGAGATTGCTCCGTTCTCAATGCAGGATCGAAGCCCTGCTGAACGTGTTCAGAGCATGATGGAACTGATGCAAGGCGTCATTATTCCAATGTCCCCGATGCTCGGCCAGTACGGGATCAAGCCTGACATGCAGAAGTTCCTGCATTACGTCAGCAAGTACAGCAACACTCCGGAGCTTGATGAAATCCTTGGGTTGATGACCGATCAAGACATGCAGATGATGATGCAGATGAACCAAGGCAGCGACAGCCCGATGCGTCAGTCTCCAGTTACGACTCGTCGTTACATTCGAGAAGGCCGAAGCGGGCAAACTCGCCAAGGCAGAGATGACGACATGATTCGTCTTCTCATGGGAGCAGATGCCAACCCATCTAACATGACAGGGCAGGGATGACCACCTATTACGACTCCAAATGGAAATTGATGGTTGTTGAAGAGATCAAACGATGGATCAACGACGTTCTTAGCGTCCCATCGGATCATTTCAACGGGCTCCCGCCGTGCCCGTACGCAAAGCAGGCGTGGGTCAATGGAAACGTAAAGGTCAATTTCGGCGGTCGCAGGCAAATTGACGAAGCAACGTACGATTGGCCGCAAGATTCGGACGTTGTCATTGTCGTCATTACCGAACCTTGGGATTTTGACGACATTGAAGAGTGGTGCGAGGAAAGCAACAAGCTTCTGGCAAACGAAGATTTTGTTCTTATGCCTTTTGTGCCGGGCTCTAAAATCGACAATGGTCAACCTGAAGAAGAATCCACGAACTGGGAACCTCTTCTTGAGGACGAGTACGCAATGGTGTTCATTCAGAGTTTGTCCGAACTAGAAACGGCAAGCTCTCATCTGATGTCCAAGGGGTACTACAAGAATTGCACGGAGCAATTTATGAAGTACGTCAACAACCGAGCAGAAAGGTACGCAAATGCGCGGAGCCAACAAGAAGTCCATGAAGAAGGGTTTGAAGAAGAAGGGTTCGAAGAAGCAGGTCACCAAGAAGAAGGTCGCCAATAAGAGGAGGATGTGATGCCGAACCTTCCGATGCAACCTGATTTTGGAGGCGGGCGTCGTCGTGGCAGTGGCAAGGGGAAATTCAACTTCACCAGCAAGAAGAAGGGGAAGTTCAACTTCATTACCAAGAAGAAGGTCACCAAGAAGAAGGGGAAGAAGTGATGGCAAAGCGTGGCCTGTACGCGAACATTCACGCTAAACGCAAGCGCATCAAGGCAGGCAGCAAAGAGAAAATGCGCAAGCCCGGTTCGAAGGGTGCGCCGACTGACGCTGCGTTCAGGCGCAGTGCCAAGACGCGCAAGAAGTAATGAATAAACGCCGCAAGGGAAAAGGCATGAAAGGCATGAGCGTGAAGTCGGGCGACAAACGTCCGACCAAGGCTGGTGCTGGCATGACTGCCAAAGGCGTTCGCAAGTACCGAAGACAAAATCCCGGCAGCAAGTTAAAGACAGCAGTTACCGAAAAGAACCCCAAGGGAAAACGAGCAAAACGCAAGAAGTCTTTTTGCGCTCGTTCTCGCGGCTGGACAGGCCCCCGAGGGAAAGCGGCTCGACGCCGTTGGAGGTGCTAGATTATTCGCGTCTACCCTGATTTGGCAGCTCAATTGGTTGATAGGCGATTTGTGTCTAACGTCACTTTGGATGGTGGCGGAGCAACGTCTACTACCAACATCTCTTTGGACGTTATTTTCACGGCCGGTTCTATCTTTGACGCTGGAGCAGCTTGATGTCAGTGCAGATTCAAATTAGAAGAGCAACCGCATCTGCTTGGACATCGGCCAACCCAACGTTGGCAAGCGGAGAAATTGGTTACGAAACCGACACGAGCTACCTCAAAATTGGCGACGGTTCGACTGCGTGGGCAAGTCTTGCGTATGCAGTGAAGCAAACCGCCGCGGGCAAGGCTCTGGTAGACGACGCAGACGCCGCAGCCCAGCGGACCACGCTTGGCATTACCAACATCGGCTCATATACCGGCCACATCGAAACGATTGCAGATAAGACCTACACGATTGACCCGGGCGCAGCCACCGCCCGCACGGTCACGGGGTTTTACATCAAGTCTGGAAGCGGAACCGTGACGGCCACGCTCAAGAACGGCTCCGATACCATCAAGGCCGCGAGCGTGTCTACTTCTAGTGGCGATCAATCAAGCCTTGCGAACACTAGCGTGTCGGCCAATGGGGTTATAACGATTGTCATGTCGTCGAACTCGTCGGCTACAGACGTAATCTTCGCCGTGGAATACACCGAATGACCCCAAGCCGCTGGTTGTTTTTCCCAACGCAGGCTGCGGCTGGTGCCAACATCACGGTCACCGGCAACTTGGCGGCCGACACAACTTCCAGCAATACGTCCGTCAACCTCAACAACTGGGCAATCTCTGGTGCAGACGCCAGCGATTTCAACGAATACACCTCTACCGCTTACCGACGACAGTCTGGGTACGGGTATCTGGAACTGCTAATTAGAGTTGACACGGCTGAGACTTATTCTTCAGCAACTAACTTTTCTTCCTCGGTCACTTTGGATTCTTCCAATTCGTCCATCACCGTCGGCGGCAGCACGTTTAGCCAGACCAATTTCCTTCTAGCGACCGCTGGCTCTGACATTCTTCGGTTTCGTTTTTGGGGTTCATCCTCGGACATCACCCCGATCTGGGACAACGGCTCCTCCGGAGACGCCATCACCGTTAACCTTGCTTGGACCTGACATGCCTGCAACCGATTTTCAATCCGTGTTGAACTTTGCTCGAATCACCAAGAACCTGTTGTCCATTGAATCTGAAATCAATGGTTTGGCAGAAGGGTTTGCTAGTAGCACCGAACGAACTGCATTGGACGAAGCTTTTATCGATCAGTTGATCGACAAGGCTGCGGCATTGCAGCTCGCCGCATCGGACCTGAAGGACATTGCTTATTCCCCCGCGGATTGATTTAAATGCCTTACTATTGCTACACAAATCGGGAAACTGGCGAAACTATTCGCAAGTTCATGTCAATATCCGAAATGCTTAAGTATGCTTCGGAAGGCATGAGTATTGAAGGCGTGTGGTATGAACGGGACATCACAGCGGAACATTCGCGGCAAGCAAACCGTGGTGCAAACAGTGGTTGGCCGCTAAAAAGTGATGCGGCTGGAGTGCATCCCGCAGACGCGGCCAAGGCCGAAAAGGCGTCAGCAAACATTGGGGTGCCTACGGAGTACGATCGGAAGACAGGTCAAGCTATTTTCCGAGACCGAAATCACCGACGCCGATTTTTGAAGGCAAACGGAATGCACGACAAGAACGGCGGATATGGAGATGGCTGAAATGGCCGAAGAGGAAACTGCGGAACATCCGATGGAAATTGTCGATCCGTACGAAACGGAAGACGTGGCCGAGGAAGTTCCGGAAGCGACAGACCCAGAACCGGAGACTCCCGAGGATTCTGGGCCTGCATGGTCTTCGCAAGACGAAGAACTGTTGCGAGCGTCAGATATTGACGTAGAAGCTCTTTCTTCGATCCAAGACAAGGCGTTGGTCGAAAGCATTGTCAAGGCGGTGGGCCAGACTCACTCAGAGCCCGAATCGACTGAAGAACCCAAGTCCTCGTTTGAAATTGAATTGAACGAGAACTTTTTTGACCCAGACGTGGTCAACCAATTCAAGAACATGAAGTCTCATTACGACGCTCAAATTGCCGAGCTTCGTAATCAGCTGCAATCCATGAATCAAGTTTCGGAGAGCAGCAAGGCCTTCAATATGTTTGATGAACTGAACAATCCCGACATCTTCGGAAGCGGGAACGTTCAGCCAAACAGCAAGGAAGGCCGAAATCGTCAAAAGGTTCTCGATGAAATGGACGCTCTCAAGGCTGGCTATGAAGCCAAGAATCGAAAGGTCCCTTCCGATGAAACTCTTTTGCCAAAGGCAATGAATCTTGTGTTCGGCGAAGAACTTGCAAGCACAGTCCGGAAGGATTTTGCTCGAAAGGTAGAAGGGCGGCACGATTCAAGAATTGCTCGCCCCAACACCCGTGTTTCGAAGCCGAACAACCGTGTTGCTGAAGCCACTCGTAATGTGGCAGCCATGATGCGTGATCGTGGCATGAGCAACAACACCGAAACTTTTGATTAAGGATCAGCCACATGGCTCTTCAGGCAGAAGACATTGCTGATCTCATTACCACTACCCAGCGTGATCTCGGTAAGCTCCGCTGGACTGACCTGTCGTACGACCTTCAGGAGTACATCGCTATGCCGATGCTGCTCCAGCAGGAGCGTGTGACGTTCCAGAGTGGACATGGGATTCAGTGGAACATCATGACCGGCACCAGCGGCGCAGCCAAGGATGTCGGCCTTTACGAAGTTGACAACGTCAACGTTTCTGATGTGATGACTACGGCGAATGTGCCGTGGCGTCATGTCACGACTAATTACGCCATTGAACGTCGCGAAGTCGCGATGAACACTGGTGCCGCTCAGATTGTGGAGCTTGTTCGCATCCGTCGTAATGACGCGATGATCGACCTTGCGAAGCACCTTGAGCAGAGGTTCTGGGCCAAGCCTGCTACCAGCACCGACACCAAGCAGATTTTTGGTGTGCCCTATTGGATTTCGTTCGGTTCTTCGAGCGGTTCAGAGGGTTTTGAGGGTGGAGATCCCAACGGATTTACCGGCGGTGCTGCTGGCCTTACGGTTTCGTCCGTTCCTGATTGGCAGAATTGGTCTGCCGAATACACCAACATCAGCAGCGTCGACCTCGTCCGAAAGTGGCGTAAGGCTGCGACGTTCACCAACTTCCGACCTCCGGTCCCGGGCAACCCGTACTTCACGGGCGACCGTTATGCGTTCTACACGAACTATGACGTGATCGGCCCGCTGGAAGAACTTGTGGAAGCGCAGAATGACAGTCTTGGAAACGACATCGCTTCCAAGGACGGAAAGCTTCTGTTCCGACAGATTCCGGTCAATTGGGTTCCGCAGCTTGAAGGCCGTACCGGCGCGCCGGTGTACGGAATCAATTGGAATTCCCTGCGTATCGGGTTCCTGACTGGCGAATACATGCGTGAAGAAGGCCCCAACGCTGCTTCTAACCAGCACACGGTCTTCCAGACGCACGTCGACACCACGATGAACCTGTATTGCACGGATCGTCGTCGTAACTTCGTCCTTGCCACCGCTGACCCGGATGACGCTGGCTGATCCAGCAGAAAGGACTAAGCAATGACAAACATCACTCAATATCGTGACGCTACGGACACCGGAAACGGCCCTAGCGCAATCATTTGGGCCGATTGCCCCGTTCTGGAAATGATTCTGGATCCGGGCCGCGGCGACCACGTTTACGACAACTTCGCTCTCAGCAACATTGAGAACGGCGACGGTTATCAGGGCCTTGGTGACAACGCTCCTGTTTACGTCGTTGACACTCTTGAGGGCCGTCTGAGCGTTACTTCTGGCGGGACTGACAATGATCAGTCCATGCTTGCAACTACGGTTGACCTCGGCCACATTTCTGATGGTGCTGGCGAAGGGGCGAAGCTGTGGTTTGAAGCTCGCGTCAAGGTTTCCAGCATTGCAGACATGGGTCTGTTTGTTGGCCTTGCTGCCGAAGCTGATGCTGCGGTTGACTTCCTTGATGACAACAGCGCGGACCTCGTTTCTACGGCGGACTGCATTGGTTTCCATGTCCTTACGGCTTCGCCGACTGCGGTTGGCACCGTTTACCAGAAGGGCGGACAGACCAAGCAGCCTGTTGAAACTGGCGTTCACACGCTGGTGGCCGACACCTATGTCAAGATCGGTTTCGTTTACGATCCCGATGAAGCTGAGGCGTCAAAGCGAATTCGTTTTTACGTCAACGGCGCGGAAACGGCAACGGCTGTCTCGGCAACCAACATTGCTGCGGCAACGTTCCCGGATTCGGTGAACATGGGTCTGATGCTTACTACCAAGACTGGTGAGGGTGTTACTAAGTCCCTCATTGTCGATTGGTGGCGTTTCGCTCAGGTCAAGCCTCGCGTTTGATCAATGGGCGTAAGTGAACTTGGTTGGGTACACAGGGGAGGGGTCACTCGGGAATCCGTGACCTCTCCCTTGTTTTTTGGGGGGCACAAATGGGAGTTGAAGACGCCACAGTAGAAAAAACTGGTCCGGGATCTGTCTCTATTGACTTTCGAGTTGAAGACGCGGATTGGGAACAATGGGTATTGCTTACCTCGGACAGGCATCACGACAACGCGAAGTGCAATTGGGATTTAGAACTCAAGCACCTTGACCAAGTTGTAGAACGCAACGCTGTTATCTGCGACTTCGGCGATTTGATGTGTCTAATGCAAGGCAAATGGGATCGCCGAGCAGACACAAGTCAGTGCAGACCAGAACATCGAGAAGGAAGATATATCGACGCAGTGATAGAAACTGCCGTCGAATTTTTTGCGCCTTACGCCAAGCATTGGGTGTTTGCTAGTCCCGGGAATCACGAAACAAGCATTCTCAAGCACCACGAAACGCACCCGACTGCTCGTTTTGTTGAAGGGATGCAAAAAGCTGGGGCCGACAAACTGGTTATGGGTGATTACGCCGGATTCATCCGATTCCGGGCTATTAGAAACGTTCGAAAATCAAGCCGGTTGGTTCTTGGCTACCACCACGGGTATGGGGGAGGTGGCCCAGTCACCAAGGGCGTGATTCAAACAAATCGGATGGCAACGTATTTGCCTGATTGCAACATTGTGGTAAGCGGCCACGTTCACGAAAAATGGGCGATCCAATTAAACCGGTCAAGGTTAAATCACTGCGGATCGACATACATTGACCGTCAGGTGCATTTGAAGGTGCCGGGTTACAAAGAAGAATACGGCAGTTTCAATGGATGGCATATTGAACGGGGAGCCCCGCCCAAGCCCAATGGGGCATGGTGGCTAAGGTTCTATTTGCAAGACGACCGTTTGGATTTTGAATTTATGGAGGCGTGTTAATGCCTGAAAAGAGAACGTCTCTTTCTAAAAATCTGGAATTGGTCACCGCTAGAATGATGAATGAATTGGTTGAGGCAGGGGCCGACGCTGTCATCGTCATTACCACTTTTACGCAACGAAAGCGGAGTAAAATGTCGATCCGCAAGGTAGGAAATGATTTGCTTTGCGACTCGATGTTGAGACACGCATTCCATCTAGAAACAATCCACTACGTCGAAAATGACGGGGAAGAGCCCGATGAGTAACGGTGAGAATGGTGGTGTTCTGAAGTTCCAAAGCGTTATACAAACGCTCACATTGGTGACGCTTATTGGAAGTGTCGCCTCAGTCTTTTTGATGGTTGGAAGAAGAGATGCCATGATTGCTTCTAACGAAAGCAAGGTTGGCGAGCTTTGGAACATCACTCAGGATCTTGTCAAAAGTCAGGTGTTGGGCGCAGCTCAAGATGGAGACCACCAAAGACAGCTTGCGGATCTCAAACGCCGAATTGAAAGGCTTGAACAAAATGATTGATCGTAAAGCGTTTTACACCGCTGGCGTGGCCGTAGTCGTTTTGGCAGGGTCGTTGGTTGTTCAAGGTTGTGACCTTCAGCGAATTGTCAAGGTTGATGTTCCTGAAGGCGTACAACAATCAGTCCCAGTTGGAGAAGAAATCTCTCTTGCCGATTCTGAATACGCATGGGATCAATGGAGCAACTGGGTTGAAGCAAACAGCGAAGCGTTTTCGCGAAACATTGAAGACGCGAAATCGCGTGTTGCATTGATTGAAAATTTGACTGCCATGGGAATTGGGGCACTCGGAGAAGTCAGCAACACTTTCCCCGGCGGGGCATTGTTGTTCTCTGGTCTTACTCTTCTTACTGGGTGGTTTATTAAGCGTCCCGGTGAAGACAAGGCCGTTGCGAAGGAAAAGGAAGATTCCTATAACGCTGGCATTGCCAAGGGCAAGGAATTGGCACAAGCCGTCAAAGATTCAATCAACGTTGAAGAAAGCGGGTGATCCGTGGCATTGACCAGATCAAATTTGGAAGGCGAAGTAGGCCGTTTCCTTGGTTGGGGTCGTTCCGGGTTTACCGGTTCTGCTGACGACGATGTTGAATCGATCGTGGATCGTGGATTGCGTCAATTCTATTACCCCGGAGTTTTGAGAAACGAAACAACCGTCCACGAATGGTCGTTTCTCAAGCCCGTCGCAACAATCACGACCAATGGCCCTTACAGCACAGGGAAAATAAACAGCCCCTCACCCGGACAAGCAAATTTGACTGGAGGCACTTGGCCTTCATGGGCGGCAGAAGGGACGTTGTCGGTCAACAACGAAGATTACGATGTGACCACTCGCAACAGCGCGACGCTAATTACCCTTGCTGATTCGAGCGTTGATTTTTCTTCGAACACCACCTATGAGCTGCGTCACGACGAATTGGCATTGCCTGCTGATTTCGGAGGCATTGTTGGGCCTTTGACGTATTCAAAGGAGTCGCAAGAACATGAAATCAGGATTACCGGCGAATCGTACATTCGCGCTTTGCGACAAGATCAATCTCAAATTGACGATGCGCCTTTGTACGCGGCAGTTCGCCCGGTGGCTGGATCAACTTACGGCAACAGCTTTGAACTGCTGCTATGGCCTACGCCAGACAAAACATATCGGCTGCAATACCGATACAACGTAGAAGTCACGGCAAGCAGCACGATTTACGGCGGGCCGATGCACGACGAAACCATCATGGCTTCTTGCCTTGCTATTGCCGAGATGTACGCTCCAGAAAAAAGCAACAGGCACCGAGAGGTGTATCAAGATCGACTTGCTGCAAGTGTCATGCTTGATCGCAAGGCCAATGCGATTGAATTCTTTGGGACAAACAGCGACAATTCTGACGACCCGGTAAGGATCCGGCGGAACATGCGTTACGCGACGTATACCGATGGATCGGGCACCATTTACCCGAGTTAATTATGCCACGAGTAGCTTTGCTCAAACCGAATATGAGTGGCGCGTCTAATCTCCCGTCTGAGTCAAAAATCGACGACAACGGGACAAAGAATTTTTATCTCAATGTCCAGAGGATGGGCATTCAGGTAGGGACAATGGTTCAGGATTTGACGGGCGATGGCGACACAGTGGCTCATCTTGACCACAATCGGATGCAGTCAGGCGTATTCAGCATGAGCGGCTATATGGCGTCAGAATACGGCGTTCAACTGGCAAGGCTTCACAACACGACATACAACCCGTGCGACATTGCAATCGCTTTGGGGCGGGTTCAAAACGCGGTTCGATACGTTGCTTTTAAGGGTATCCTTGGGCAAATTAGACTTGGGTGGGCTTTGGATGGTCCATTTGTGAGTGTCCAAATTTCAGGAAGAATGACGGACACTTTTGGTTCTCAAACCGACCTTGTCGTAGAAACAGGGTCTCTTTCCTAAAGGAAAAATCATGGCAGGCGATAACACGGCTTTTAAGCTTGGTCAAGATCAGACTGGCGTGGAATTTGAAGGCAAGTTCCTTAGCTTCTACGCGGGCACCCCTACCGCAGGCGTTTCTGGTTACGGCAAGGGGGCTCTTGCGGTAGACAGCACTAACGGCAAGCTTTACATCAACACCGGCACCTTTGCTGTTGCGTCGTGGGATGTGGTGGGTACTCAGAGCTAATGGCGTTTGCGATCGTAAAACCCTCTGATGCGGGCAACACGATCTCTCGCCTTGTATCTGGCAGCGTCAATGCTGACTTCACCAGCCAAGCCCAACGTTTCTACATGAAAATTGGGTCATACGTCCTTGCGCCTAAAAACAAGCCTTTTGACGTAACGGCCGAAGGTGATTCGTTCACGGACATTCGTCATCTAGGTTTTATAGGGGGCGGCTTTCAACTTGTCGGGTGGATGGTTAATCAACCAGTTCAATTCGACGAGCTGAAAAACACCTCGAACAACAAAAACGTGCAAATCAGTTTGACCTTTGGCAAAGATTCAGACGATGCCACAACACGGTTTGTCAGCTTCGATTCTTTGATTACAGCGGTTCAAATTCAATACAACCGTTCTGCCGTTTTTGTTCCTGTCAGCATCACCGGTTTGTTCACCAACAGCTGGGACGGAACAAACGTCCTTTACGAGCAGGAGATTGGCGCATGATCCGGCCAGAAGACATCAAGGAACTGAACGAAGTTTTCGCTGATTTGAACGACGTAGACACGGGAGCAAATAGAGATGGTGTTTTAGACGTTCCCTCGGCAAGAGTTTCTGAGAACACTTCTGAAAACGTTGAACCGATTGTAGAAGTGTTGGCGGAGATCCTTTCGGAACTTCAATCACTCAATGAGTATCTTCGGCAATGACCGCAGTAGTTACCAAATCCGACATTAGCGGTTCGCAACTTTCACTTGCCTACAAGGACTACAACAAAGACGCCGCAATCCGGCGTTTTTTTGTTGAAGCTGACGCAAGCGACAACAAGACCACGGTCATCACTGCGGTGTACAACGCTATTGGCTTGACTCACAACGAGCAGTCAAGCTTGCCGCTGCAAACACTGACAGCTACTCGGGTTGGAATTGGCAAGTGGTTGGTTATTGCGCGTTACGACCGATCGGTTACTACGTCGTTGCCACTCGGCAGCTCATTGCTTGTAGACGCGCAAACAGCCTTTGAGTCGGTAACAATTTACACCGACAACAGCAACTACACCGACGGCGTGCCTTTTGGAAGCGTTTTGGCTTCGCCGGACGCTTTGTTTCAACGCAACGAACGCTCGGGAGTCGAACGGAAATCGTGGCAACGGCCTGTTATCCGTTTGAAGTGGCCTTTTGCCCAAGGAACGCATCCGCTTATCAATTACAACACCGCGGCAGGAACCCTTAATGCCAACGCGTTGAACATAGCCGGTAATGTCGGTTTGCTGCCCGCCCAATCTGTCAGATATGACGGTTTGGTTTTGGATACCAAGGCTACTACGTTGGGGCCAAGGTATTACGGTTATCACGCGATGACTTACGCGCCTAATTCTTCTTGGTTGCATCAAACATTGTTTTGGAATGGCGCGCAATGGGCGGTCAGGCTTGAACAAAGCTATCCAGTTGGTTCTTGGGTTGCTCCAACATGAATAATCCAGAAGACTTTCGGAACCCGTTTTCTTCGCAATTCCGTCAAAAGCTGGCGGACATGGCAGAAACCATTTTGCGTTTTGAAGAACGGTATGCGCAAATTGAGAAGTTGGCTTCAACAATTGAACAAATCAATCCGAGCACATCTGGAACCGGTAGCGGTTCGATTGTGTTTTATCGGGTGGCATCCCAACCGGCGTCTTGGAACCCAACAAACGTTGCGTGCGACAACAATTTTGTTATCCCTGCTGTCCCTTATCTGGGGACGATGTTTGACGTTGAGATGAGCCCGGCGGGGTTGAATTGTTTGGTCCCTCGAAACATTAGCGAAAACGTTATTGGGTACGACTTGGCAACGTTAAACGAACCAGACGACCACCCCGCCGTTGGTTTGACTCCAGACCCCCTAGACGCAGGAACTGTGGTCTTGGCGAAAGACTTGGAGGCTTGTGTTGTGTTCTCGTCGGTTATGCCTCGACTAAGCGTGGAATGTTGACATGAAGATGCGTTTTGCAACGCCTTTGCTTGGCACGACTAACCGCACGCTGGTTTCGTGCGAAGCCAATCAAATGTTCAAAGTCGAGTCGTTGTGGGCTACCAACGTAGATTCGTCAAATTACAAATTGACGTTGTGGCATGTGCCCGCGGGGCAAGCTGTTGCTGACCAATTTGCCTTGGCTCACGAACAAATTATTCGTCCATCAACAACGTTGCTTTACGAGGCCCCGATTTATCTCCTTGCAGGAGATCGTCTCGTAGCTGTTGCAGATGCTGCAGACAAACTTGCTGTGTTGGTGTACGGGGATTTTGAGGGATGAACGCTTACATAGGCTGTTGTTGCCAGCAAGAAGGATTGCCTTGCCTTGACCCCGCGGGCCAAGGCGGTTGCGGGCCAGTAGCGATTGTGGTGGAAGGCGAAGCTCGTGTGTCTATGCACGGTTTGCGAGAAGAATCATCAACAAAAGAAATTCATTGCGCAATTTGCGACCCGCAAGAACCATTTGATGAGCTAGAAGAAAAAAGCAGAAACACAAGCGGAGCAAAATTTGCAACAGTAAGGTTTAAAGCTTTGCTTCAGCAAGATCCGAGCGCGCCGCAAAGGTATTTAGATAGTAACCCTTTGTATCCTTCGGCAACTTCTTTGTTCGCAGGCCGCGAAGGTTCAATAACGAGTGAAAACTCAAACACGAGAGTTTCTTGTTTTAGTCTTTGTCTTGACGACGAGAGTCGAAATTCGCGGTTCATAGAAGAACAAACGTCTGACCGAGAAGATCCTGTTGTAATTGATTTCAATCTGGTCAGGACTGCGGAATACGTTAGTTGTCCCGCAGGAGTTTCTGGGTTTGCTCAGTGTTCGCACCTTATTGACGAAGGTTGCTACGAAACTTTTGAGTTGAACTTGCTGTTCACTCAATTGATGGAAATCAATGAGTCGATTTCTTCTTACAAAAGAGAGGACCGCTTCAACAACAATACTGGGGATTGCGAAGACTTCTTTCCGCCGAATTTGAATTACAGCCAAAGCACCAGTAATGAAGTGAACCGCACAGATGGGCAGCAATGGAAACGCTTTGCGTTTATCAGCCCGAATAGCAACGATAGTTGCCCTCAAAATCGCCCACGGCCTGCCAGCATTTTGTACGTCAGCGGAGTGAGTGGCAACCCGGCTAATTGCATTCCGCCATCTACCCCCCACCGTTGCGTAGGGATGATCCATCCCGGAGAAACGTTGTTTGCATATGGATTCAGAGAACCTGTCGAGACGATTAATTTTCTCGGTGAGTTGTACACAGGAGCGTGCAATGGGATGTTGTTTACAAGCGGGCCGTTTGTTGTAAACGAGTTTAACCACGAACAATCTGCGTCTGCCAATTGCAACGACTCAGACGTGTCTTGCCTGTTTTCAATTGATAGTGGCTTCCCGAGTTCGGCTGCGCCTAAAGGACCGTTCAACAGGCGAGGTTTGCATGAATCGACAATTGGTGGCGCGTTTGTGCTTACAAGGCACGAATTGCTCACAAGTTTGCCCTCGCCTTCTGATTGGCCCAATAATGTCTGATTGCACAAACAAAGCTGGTTCTTTTTGCACTCTTGGCCTGTTTAATTCCAAACCGTCAGAAAACGATTGCGCGTCTTGTAACAGTTATTCTGGGCCTATTCGTGGCGTAGGGGATCGAATCGATAGAATTGCAGCCAAGACAGGTCTTAAACGGGCAGCTGAAGTCTTAATGAATAAGACGGGCAAGAAGTGCAATTGTGGCAAACGAAGGGCAGCTTTGAACAAAGCATTCCCAACTAAGGATCACTGATGGCAGTTACTTTCAGCACATTGTTTGCTCGGCTTGGCAAGATTTTCGGTATGGCCGAAACGATTCGAAGCCAAATGGGCACGTTGCGGACTGAATACGCTGACGTAATTAGTCAATATTCAGACGCTGATATGTACATGGTTGGCGATTTGACTCGCGACATTGAAACGCGAATCAATGATGCCGATCGGTTGCTTCGCATTTTGCAACGCGGTGCAGAAACCACGTTGATTGAAATGGTCGATAACGATCTGGTTTCGTCTAATGGTGGCGGTGTACCACAAAAGAACGTGGCAACCGCTCTCCGAGAATTGATCCGGCAAATGGCTGCGGGGAGTTCGTCTGTAGACGGCACCACAATCACGATTGCTACGCCGTCCAGTTTTGGCACTGGCCGAGGCTCTTTGGTCGTCAGCGGGTTGGCCTCGCAAGTTTTTGCGCCAACCGTGGTTGATTACGCTTCCATTGTCACTGAACTGGTTCGAGTTCGTTGTGTTGCTGACGCAAACGACCCGACCGTAAGCGAAGCTTCGGAACGTTTTCTGATTTTGGGCCAACGAGCAGAAGCTCACCTTGACGACGAATGGCCGAAGGGAAGCGGAACTAACGTTGTTGTCAATGCGGCAAGTCCGGATTACGAACAAGGTGTCGGCCCCGGCAACAACGTTCTCCGAAATAGCAATTTCGAGAATTTTACCAGCAATACTCCTGACGGATGGATTATTGCTACTGGCAGTGCTGGTTCAGATGTGGTGGAAGATTCCAGTGCTTTTAGAGGCAGCAAATGCCTTGAGATAGATGCAGACGGAAGCACGGCGGTCAAATTGACCCAGTCGTTCAATACTGCGTCTGGAACGCTGGGACGTTTGAAGCCAGACACGCCTTACACCATCAGCTTTGCGGTAAAGAAGACAGGGTCTCTTACAGCCGGTCAGTTGAAGGTGTACGTCACGGACGGTTCGGCTGTTTTGAACAACAGCGACAGCAATCGCAAGATGGAAATTTCCTTGGATTACAACACTGTCGGCGCAATCACCGACAGTTACCAAATCAAAACGCTTGATTGCATGACTCCTGCGAGCATTAGCAAGGGGTCTTACATCGTGATTGAGACCAGCACGGCGTTTAACAGCGGCGTCAGCATTTTCATTGATGATTTGTGCCTTGCTGAAATGCACCGGCCTATTCCGGGCGGTCTTGCATATCAGATCATTCCGGGAGCAACGCGGTTTACGTTTGACGACGAATCAACCGTACAGATCACCAACAATGCTGAAGGCAAGTTTGCAACAGATTTCAATCGGTTCTTCAACATGGATAGCAAGGGATTTGGTCTCCCTTCGAACTATGGCGGCTCCGAAACAATTAACGACAACCTGATTTCCTGAGGCAGACATGGCTAAGCGAGCGCAAGACGAATTTCCAATTGATCCTCGTACGGGTCGTCCGTTTGATCCTAACGCCCCCCAAAGTTTGATCAATCCTGAGACTGGTCATCCGTTTGCGCACGGCGGTACGCCCGATCACATGAATATCAGTAACGAAGCTACTCGCTTATTTGACGAACGTGGCGGAAGGCAAAGCCGCGATCTTGAGCGTACTCCTCCGCGTTATGAATTTGACGTTGACCCTTTTCGCGAACAAGCGGAACAAGAGTTTGCAACAGGAACTCTTCCTGTACACCCATCAGGCCCCATAACCGACGCACGAATTCAAGCAGAACTCAGAAATTATTTGCTTGAACTAGATCAAACTGACCCTTTGCCCGGGGGCCGAAGTCGTGTAGGGGGTGAAAACAGAGAGCCGTTTGAACTTTTTCATGGTCCTGACGGTTCTGTTTACGACAACAACGGTGTATTGGTCTACAAGCTTGAAGACCCCGATGGTTTGAGCGCAGAAGGAAGACGCCAATTCGAGGCTGCCAAACGAGGGGAATTGCCCGGTTATGAAATTACAGATCAAGCAGCGCGAGCTTTGTTTGCTCGACACCGTATGTCTGATTTGGATTTTGGTAGGCCGCCGGGGCAAGGAAGACAGGACGACGAATATGGGGGGGGTTTCGTAAGTACAGAAATGGGGATGGATGAACATTCCAGAAGAATTCTGGAAGAAAGGTACGCGGAATACAACAAGAGGATTCAAGACGCCCTTGATGCGGGCAAACCTGCGAATTACGACGACCGAAGAATTCGAGACAACATTGCCCGAATTTTGTTTCCTAATTTTTCTGCTGATAGGAACCGTGGTTCGGGAAGAAGAGATAGCCGACCGTATCGTTTTCAAACCGGCCACGTCGGTTCTGCGCGCGGAGGCGGGTTTCTTACTTCCAACAGAGGAAGGCCGGGCAGTGGTGTAAGCACTGCTCCCGCGTATGAAAGTGGCACATCACTTGGTCGCACTGCTCCCAGCGGGCCTTTGCCCGATTCTCTGCGAGAATCAGTAAGTCCTGACGGAACAACGTTTACTACTTCAGACGGGTTTTCTTTTCCCAACGTTACGGGCGAAGGCGGTATGTCTGAAGAAGATTTTTCAAACGCTATGGCGGCCAATCCGCAAGCAGACGACGAACTACTTGAATACGCCGAGGGAGCGGGTCTTATTACTGACTCTGTTCGTCAGCGTCTCAACGAATTGGACCCTAATCTTCGAGACCCTAGCGTTAGTGCTAGACAAGCTCCGCAAGTTGCTGCGGCTGTAGCTTCCGAACGAGGCCGTTTGCTTTACGGAATTGCTCAAGATGCAAGCCGACACGAAGAGCAAAAGCGTGCATCAGCTATTCGCGCAGAAGCAGCAGCGGAACGCGCAGCACAAGTCGAAGCAAGGCGTCTAGCAACAGAAGCAAGGACTATTCGTGGCAGACAAGTTTCTGAAGCTGCTAGGCTTCGTCGAATTTACTACGCCTACGTCCACCCTCAGACCAAGTCTTTGTTGATAGACACAGGCGTAGGTTTGGAGCCAGTCGCTGACATTGACCAAGCCGGAAGGGACATTATTGCCTCGATTCTCGTAGAAGAACAACGGCAACAAGGCTTGACTGCGGCTCAATACGCCCAAGCAAGAGAATGGGAAGAAGAACAAAGAAGGCGGTCACTTGGAATAGTTGGGCCAAGTGTTCAGCAAGAAGGGCAGGCTCCTGTAACCGATGGAGATCCAACGGCTGTTTCAGGCCCGGCAGGACAAGCTGAACCTGTTTCAACAGGACCCACAGAAGCAATTAAAACCCCGCACCCAAGCGGTTTTAATTTGACAACCACTCCGGGTGATCCAACCAGTCATCGCGTTCTTTGGACTTATGAACACGAAACTGGCGAAAGACAGTTTTCGGGATTTTTGCTGCCCGATTTGAGCCACAAAGAAAACGATCTAAGCCCCGAAGCTGATTTTGAAAGACAAGAACGGGGAACAGTTGTCGTCAAGGTACGAGACGTTTGGAACGTAACGTCGTTTAGAGACCACAACCGAAACGCTCCAGAAGTCCAATACTTTTTCGTTCCTGACGAATCGCACAAACATCCGACAAAGATGGACGAAGCCGGGTTTGAAAACGGGGTCTTTTACCAGCTAATGCCAGACAACAAAATCAAGGTTGTTGGCAAGGGCCGGGCAGGTGTTAGGGAAATTTCTGAAAGAACAAGCGGGAACGGTTCAGGTCCAACGCTTGAACAACCCGTTTCAAATGAAACTTCCGATTCTGATTCTGACGGTCTAGAGGCAATGGACCCTTTCGCATCTAACGGGGCTAGTTGATTATGGGCATTATGGGATTCGGCATGACTCCTGTGGGACGTGCAATTGCTAAAACGCAAGACGACGCTTCGCGTACTAGTGAAGTGGAACAACAGCCACAAACCCTTGCCGAATACGGGGAGCAAGCAGCGGGGTCTTTCGAGCGGCCTACAGCGTTTGATTGGCTTGAAATCCCTGCCGAGATGGGTCTTGCAGACGTTGGTCCGGGGGAAGGGTTTGGCGAGCTTGGCGCGCATCACGCAGATGTACGCGAAGCTATCGGGGGCACGTTTCAAGAAACATACGGCATTGAAGGTGTCGGCGAAGGTGTTCTTCCCGGAATTGCGCCGCCTGCACGTCCTTTGACGATGCAGCAAGAATTTGAACGACGACAAAGAGGGCTTCCAAGCGCAGTTCCTTCAGAAGTCCGTTTCCCTGTAAGCCCAATTCAAACAAGAGACGCTAGAGACCCCTCTAATCGCCCAGCCATGAGTGCTATTTATCAAAGCATGATTGGTTCTTTGGATGCGCAAGCCAGAGCAGGACTCGAAGACCTTCGCACAAGAATGTCGCCTGAAGATTTCAGGACGATGCTTAGCGAACAGGTTTTTACGGCTGCGGTTTCGGATTTTGGGTACAGCGATCCTGCAAGAAACAAAGACGCCCTAATTGACGAAACTCGAATTCAAACTGCTCGCGACAATCGGGAGCTTTTGACTACGGGCATCTTGCCGCAAATTCGCATTGGCCTGCAAAGGCAAGACGAAGCAGGCGAATGGGGTCTGCAACTCAAGGCGTTTTTTGCTAACCCCAACAACTACGAACACGTCCCAGACAATCAAAAGACTGCGTTTGCGTATTTGCACAACAAGTTGATGGAAGCAGATGTTGCGGAAGGTTGGGGTTGGGTTGTTGACGCTGCGACTGATGGTGCAGGCTCAATCAAAACCGGTTTCGAACGGGGTTTGGTTGCGGCTGGTTCATTTGCTGCCCGAACGATGGCGCACGCCATCATGCTCCCGGATTACCTCATCGGGGACATGCTCGATAACCCATTGGCTGCGGCTGGTTCATTTGCAGACGACTATGCTCGGTTCGCTGATGTTTTGTATGCGTTTGCAAACGACGCTGACCATCAAATTGAAATGATGGGTCAGGCAGGGCAAAGCGCAAGGACGCTTTACGACCCGGATTCAATTGATCCCACTACGGTTTCTGGGCTGACGAATTGGTTTAAAAACGTTGGTCAGGGTGTGGGTTCTTTGCTGACTTTCATGGTCGGCGGAACGGCTTTGCAGACTTTTTCAAGAGGTACTCAAGCCACTCGAATGGGTGCTGTTGTTGGCACCGGCCGAGGAGCAAAGTTGGCAGGTTGGCTGCGAGAATCTGCGCCAATGATTACGTTTGCCGCCTCCATGGAAGGTGGTTTGTACTTTGCGCACGATTACAACGAATTGATTCGTCAGGGCGTAGACCCAGAGGTTGCAGCACAAACCGCGTATGGACACGCCTTGGCTTATGGTCTAACCGCTGGTTTGCTTGAGAAGTTTGGTTACGACTCCATTCGCAAGGCAATGTTCCCATTGCTTCCGGGCCGTGAGCAAGTCATCAAGAGAGAATTGTCGCGGACTCTCATTGCGGGCCTTGGGCGATTTGCGCGCACAACAGGAACGGCTTCTGCAAATGAAGCTACTACTGAGTGGCTTCAGTACCAAGCAGAAACGTTGAGCCAAGGAATTGAGCGTTACAACCTTGGTTTGATGACTGAAGAAGAAGGATCTATTTGGCAACGCCAAGTTGCTTCTATGACTTCAAATGAAGCCATTGTTTCGGCAGTGGTAGGCGGTCTTATTGGCGGAGGTGCTTCCGCGCCGGGCGGAATTGCAAATGCTTTTGGTGTTCAAGCTGGCAATGCTTCGTCGGCCAGACCTAGGCAAAGCATCCCAAGCACTGTTAGGTTTGGGGGTCAAAAGGCAGATGGCGATTATTTCTTTAACAGCGTTGAGGATCTTACGAATCCTGAAGTAATTGCAAGGTTTGTTCAAGACCCGAATCTCGGCGCAATCATTGACGCTTTTGTCAAGGCTCCGGGCGAAACCACTAGTCGCAGGCAAGTCGCAAATTTCATTGCGCCGGGAGTTCAAACCAACGCAGCCCAACGCCATGCTTTCAGGCAAGCCGTTGCTAAGGCGTGGGATCAACACAACAACAGCGATGCTGCAACGGCGGAAACTGAAGCTACTGGCACCGAAACGGATCCTGCGGCCGATCCTGCTGTTGATGTTGACCCCAACGTCGATCAAGTAAATCAGCTTGTTGTTAATGATGAGCAGGGTGTTGTCGAGCGTGTTGCAAACGAAATTGCGCTTGGAAACGCCCGCGACATGGCGATATTGGTGCTTGGAATTGATTCGGATAACGTTGGGCCCATTTTGCGTGGACTCGATACCAATGAATTCGAAGAACTTACGGCTGCACTTGCATCGCTTCCCGACATTAAGCCGGAAGAATCAGCGCAAATCTTTGCCAATTTCGTCGAACAGGCCCAGCCTGCTGCGGAGCCCGAAGCTGCCGCAACGCCCGAGGCCGCGCCCGAAGTTACTCCAGAAACCGAAGAGGAGGCCGAGCCCGAAGCCGCCCCCGAGGCTGCGCCCGATCCTCTTGCACGCGATCCTCGTGAACAAGCAGAGAACGAACGCAGGAAGGACGAACGCAAGAAAGAAGTGTTGGAGGGGACTGACGAAGAGTTGCAACGGGCTGCAATTGATCCCGAAGAGGACGAAGCTCAAGCCGAAATCACACTCGAAGATGAGCTAGTTTTTTACGGTAGTAGAGAAGAAGTCTTCAAAAATGAAAACTTGATGAGGTTGCCAACACGCAGACTTCGTCAGATGCTTCGTGCGCTTGATCTTTCGGAATCAGAGCGGAAAGCCGTAACTCAAGCACTTGAAGAAAAAGCTGAAGTTATTGCGGAATTGGAATTCCCGACTGCCTCGCCTCAGGCCGCGCCTGAAACCGAGGCTGCGCCTGCGCCTGAGACCGAGGCTGCGGCTGCGACGGAGACCGAGGCTGCTCCCCAAACGGAACCCGCGCCCGAGGTCCAAGATGAGCAAGATCAGTCGGAGACCGTAGACGAGATCGAAGAGAAAATTGAAGACGGGCGTCTCGATTCAGGCGACCGACGCACTCTTGCGCAGGTCATTGCTGCCGCTTTGCCTAGCTGGCTGAGGTTGCAGTACATCAATTTCTTGCCGGTGAATAGAGAAGAAGGCGCAAAAATCAATATTGAGGGTGGCAGGACTGGCTTTGCATTTGCGCAAGCGGCTGTCACGGTGGCGAAGCGTGCGGGCAAGATTGTTGAATATGCCCTCTCAATCAACAACATAAACCTGCAATCCTTGAGCGTTATGAAGCCGACTCAGGTTTTGCAGAAAATCATCATAACCGTGAGGCACGAAATCGCTCACGGGATTTGGAAGGCTTTGACTCCAGAGCAAAAAGCAATCTGGGAAAATGCACTTGCCAAATCCGGCGTTGTCACGCCAAACATGGATCATGGAAACCCAGCTGAAGAAGCTTGGGCAGACGTATTTAGTGTTGCCGACGATGCTGTTGAAGAGGGTTTTCGCACAAAGCCGCCGCAAGACGGCGGCTTGTTGGCAAGTCTCCCGCAGGAATTGATTGATGCGATGAATCAGGTGTTGGAGTCTGCTAACGCGCCGACTTTGCAGCTTGCAGGTGAAAGAGCCCCAGCGACCGCAGCCAACCCTGAACGCACAAGACAGGCCCCGTCTACCGAAGAGCAGGCGCGGGCCGCACAAAATCTTGAACGCGATCAGGCCAAGGAGGAAGACGCCAACGAAAAGCTTTACAAAGAACTCAGCCAGCGAATGGAAGAGGAGCTTCAGGTCTATGAAGAAGGCGTAAGTTTTCAGGATCTCGCAGACGTTTTGCAAGAAACGAAGAACTACGACGCTGATCTTATTCAGCAAGTTCTGAGTGATCTGGTTTCGCAGGGCAAGGCACACGAACGAAACGGTTTGATTTTTGCTGGGCCAGCACCCGAGGTGGGCGGCGTACAGCCTCCCGATGATGAGCCAGAGGTCGAGCCTTTCACTGCCGACAACCTTCCCGACCGCATCGACGAGCTTGACGAGGCCACACAGGAAGCGGCCCTTGCCGCTTTCACCATGGGTGGCGAAAAGCTCGACGCTTTCCTCAGCGAGGTAAACGGACGCAAGCGATCAGAGGAGATGGTTGAAGAGGCTCCGGTAGCCGAGCAAGAGGCTCACGTCGCAGAAGAAGCGGAGATCGACGAACCCGTCGTTTCGACATTCCGCATTTTGAAGGCGGGAGACCGCTTCGACAGCAACTTGACAGAAAGCCAACTTGCTGACGTTCTTCACAAACACAGAACCGGCAGCATAAGCCCGCACGACATTTACTTGCAAGTGCAAGAGCCATCTCGCAGAAGCAAAATGCGTCTTCAATTGACTGCGTTTGCAGACACAACCGGCGAGTACACGCGACGGCCGTACGCGCTGTTGCAAACGCCCGAAGGCATCGCAGCACTACCGCTTTCGATTACAGAAGCAGATGTGAAGAACCCCAGAGATGCTCTAAACAACATCTTTGCCGGTCTCGTGTCAAGGATTTTGAACAGGGACACTGAAGCCGATATGGCTCAGGTCGGCACGGTGGTAAGCCCAGAAGAGATGTGGCGGCTTGACGGCGTCTTCGAGCGTGCGTTGCAGTTGTTCCACACGCGAATTACGAACCGGTCTGAGGGCGGCAAGAAGGAATATCCCAGACTCACCATCGACGACATTTACAGGGAAGCCGTCGATGGCGGCAAGCGGGGCAAAACTCCAGACGGCGCAGACAGGACGCTACAGAACCAGAAGCTTGTTGAGATCGTTCTCGAACGAGCAATGAATGAGATGGTTCGTGCGCGTGTAGCAAAGCTGGTGGCCGAAGGCACGAAGCAGACCGACAGAGGACTCCCGAGCGACTTTGGGCCTCTTGCGGTGTTGAAAGCGGCCCGTGAGGTTGAAGATGCTTTTAGCAACGTCGCGACCAAGAAGACGCGAATGCTTGGGCAGCAGTTCTCCACTCCGCCGCAAATCGCCGCGTTTGCGCAGTTGCTCGGCTTTCAAGGTTCAGCCAAGTTTGGCGACATGCTTTCTACGATCGTCGAGCCGCAATACGGCACAGGATCACTTGTCTCGCTGCTAGGCGGCGCAGACGTACACGGGGGAGAAATTGATCCAGCTAGGGCTATGGCATCGCAGGTGTTTCGTAGCGCGAGCCTTGGTTCTTTATTGCTTAGTACAGGAAACACGCTTAAGGGAAACATCGGCCTCAACCTCGGCAGTTCCAACACCCATGTGATTGCCAACCCGCCATTCGGCAAGCCGCCCAAGAACGCAGACACCTTTGTGAAGGTGCCGATTGGCGTCAACAAGGATCACTTGCCCGAGTCAAGTCGTTCGCCCGTCACCTTTGAGACAAACAACGTCGAAGACGTGGTAATCGGCAAGGCTTTGACTGAGTTGCCTGACCTCGGCATTGGCGTCTTCATCATCGGTGCGCCCGGCGGGCCGACGCTTACGGAAGAAGCCCGGAAGAAGGCTTACCAGCGAGGCATCTTCAAGGCCCTGTACAGCCACAACGTCCTCGGTCATTACACGATGGCCGGGAAGCTTTACAAGGCGACGGGCACGACCTTCCCGGTCGATGTCATCGTCGTCCAGAAGACCGACAAGAAGAAGCGGCTCATCCGACCCAAGGGCAAGGTCGCCCCTGACCTGATGAACGGTGAGCTTCCCCAGATCCTTGACAGTGCGGAAAGCATTGACAAGGCCATGCGAGAATACTCGGAGAACTACGGTGCAAAGAAGATTAACCTTCAACGGCGTCTTGAACGACTTGTCGGGGGCTCCTTTAGTTCTGTACCCGGAAGGAAAAACGTTCGAGCCGAGCGTGTTTCAAGAGGCACTGGACTCGACCTTGGCCGAAGCCCAACGACAGAGCCCGGTGGAGTTGGAACTGCTGAACGAGGAGCTGACGAAGTACGGGTCACCCCCGGCGGAAAGCCCACGGACGGCAATTCGAATTATGTCGATCCTGACACTGGAACCAGCGTCGGAGAGAGCCAGCAGGGAACAACCCGCCCAGCCACTGAGCAAGTCAGAGAAGATGACGATGCTGGAAAGAGGGAGTCTGGGCTTCTTCAAGAGCCTGATGGAGCAGGACGATCTGCTCTAAACGACGACATGCTCAATGATCTTCTTGCAGGTGCCAAGAACCGCAAGAAGAAGAAGAACAACCGTCGAGGCGTGGCAATCATCCCGTCGGAAGAGGAGATTCAGAAGGCCGTCAAGTTCATTACTTCGGCTATTCGAAACGGCATCACCAGCTTCCGCAACTTCGTCAAGGCCCTGATTGACAAGCTCACATACGATGGTGTCGTCGAGAACATTGACGAGGAATTGGCAGAGGCTTTTAACCGGGCTTGGGCCAAGGCTTCCTTGCTGTTCCGCAAGAAGGGCGTCGGCGAAGCCGAGATGGACTTCGACACGGCGGTCAAGCTTGAAGACCCGAACCGAACCACCGCGGCCGAAAGGGTCAACCCTGAGTTTGTAGACCCCGACGAGATTCAGGTTGTGTACACGCCGGTCTCGCAGATGTCCGCGCCGGACAGCATCAAGGACCAGATCGGCGTCGCGGAAACGTTGGCCCCCCGCAATCAAAGAGACGCCAACATTCGCGCTCTTCAACGAATCGAAGAGAAGGTAAAGCAGCCGCTGACGGTATATGTCGCCGAGAAGCTGGGTATGACGCTGCCCCACCTCGCGAAGGTGTTCCACGCCGAGCAGATCGATGCCATTGCCGCGGCGATCTACGCGAACGAGCAGGGCCAAGCCTTCACGATTGGAGACCAGACGGGCGTGGGCAAGGGGCGTTTTGTCGCGGCCATGCTTATCTATGCCCGCCGCAAGGGGTTGTTCCCAGTCTTCGGCACGGCCAAGAAGGATCTGTATCGCGACATGCTTCGCGATATCACCAGCATTACGGAAGGCATGGATGATGTGCCGCTGGAGTTGTTGCCGACCGACACGAGCGTGAGCGAAGTGGGCAGGCCGGTGAATGAATTGACCGGCAAGGTTGATCCTCGCCTGAGCGAAGAGTTCCCGAGAGCTGGGCGCAAAAAGCCCAAGAGCGTCAAGGAACATCTTCGGCAATTGAACGACCTTGTTGCCCGGTTCGAGAACACCGGCCAGATCGTTACGGAAGAGGGGACCAACCTTCTGGGAATGGCTCTGACGTACAGCCAGATTTCTGGCAACGATGGAGTGCCTCGGCAGGATTTGCTTAATCGCATTCTTGCGACTGGCAAATTGTTCTTTGTGATGGATGAGGCCCATGCGGCTGCTGGCACGGATTCGGCACGTCAGAACAACCTTGCCGAAATCGAACGCGCGGAAAAGAAGCTTGAGGCGGGCCTTGCCGCCAAGGTGCCTGCGGAACACATGAGTTTGTTCACGGTCGGTCTGACGACGGACCGCAGGTTGGCAGGGGCTGTCTTCTCATCTGCCACGTTCGCCAAGCGGCCTGACGCTCTTTACCTATTCATGAAGGCTGGGCTTGGCCACCTTGACAAGGACGGCCAGCAAAGCATTGTCAAGACGATCGAGACCGGCGGATTGCCGATGATGTCTGCGTTCTCGCAGATGTTGGCCGAGGGCGGCTACTACATGCGTCGCCAGAAGTCTTTTGAAGGGATCACGTTCGAAACCAATCAGGTCGAAGTTGAACCTGCGCAAATGGATGCGTTTGCCTCGATCCTCAACGACATGTTTTCTTTCGCAAGAAACGAAGATGTCAAGAAGATGTTCGAGAGCAAGGGTCAGCAAATCAAGGATGTGTTCGCAGGCAGAGGCGTTCAGTCCGAGGCGATGAACGTGAACTCCGGTAGTGATCTGTACACGAACGTGATGTACAACCTCGCCACGAAGTTCTTGACTTCGCTCAAGGCCGTGCAGACCGCACCGATCATGACCGATGCCATTCTGAACGACAACGAGTTGGTATTGGTCGGTACGGACCAGACCAACGAGGCGGCGTTGGAACGGTTCATAGAACAAAACGAGATCGAGCTTGGACAGGAGTTCCGATTCTCGCTGGCAGAATTGGCGCAACAAACGCTTGAAAGTTTGCGGTATGCGAGTTTTGAGAATCCGGAGACAGCCGAAAAGACGACTGTCTATCTTGAAGACAGTGAATTGGCAGCAGCTGGCGTGCTTCCCGCTTATCAAGAACTTGAAGCAAAGCTCCAAGATCCTCAAATGGATGTCCTCAAGAAGCTGCCCGGTATGCCGATTGACTACATCCTTGCGTTCGCACGCCAAAAGGGAATCAAGACCGGCGAGGTGACGGCGCGTACCTACAAGGTTGAGATGGATCCGAACGATCCGTCCATGGTTCGGGTCGCCAAGCGGACAAAGGCGGAGTCAAACAAGAACAAAAACATCGATGACTTCAACAACGCTCGCACGCAGCTTGTGGTCGTCAACTCTTCTGGATCGACTGGCGGCTCTTTCCATGCGAGAAAGGGCGTCAGCGAGAGACTGAGGCACTTGTTCATCGTCCAGCCGTTGCTCGACGTCAACGGTTTTATCCAGTTGCTCGGTCGAATCAACCGGTACGGCCAGACTGTCCTGCCGAAGTACACCCTGCTGTCAGTCAACACGCCGTACGATCAGAAGATCATGGCGGTGATGGCGAAGAAGCTGAAGAGCCTGAACGCTTCCGCGACGGCCGAAAGCAAGAGTTCGGTAGATTTCAAGGTGCGAGATATTGCGCACTTGGTCGGAGACATCGCGGCTCACGAGTGGGGAGAAGCCAACGAACCATTGATGGAAAAGATGGGGCTGAAGCAGTTTGCCGAACCCAGCCTTCGCAGGGCAGAGAAGGCTGGCGACAACGTCAAGGACGTGTTGAACCGAATGGTGATTCTGCCTACTAAACAACAGAACGCGATCATGAACGATCTGGAATCGCGCGTAGACGAAATTATGGACTCGTTTACGAAGCAAGGCATCAACCCGATGGCCTCGCCAATTCGCGATTTGCAGTTCCGCGTGATTTCCGAGATGGAAATCTTGGACGAAATTGGTGACGGTGTGTTCGACGGCCCCGTGGTTCTTTCGCAAGTCGAAGCCAACGTCCTGACCAAGCCGCCGAAGCCGCCCGAGATCTTTGAGGCTTTGGATCAGGCCCACGGAGAACAGGAGGGCCGCAAGGGGGCGGACGGAAACGCTGTCAAGCTCAACACGGGTGGCTATCTGAGTGAGTGGGAAAAGGACGCGGCTCGTCTAGGGCGTTATTTGCTTGCATTGCGCAGCCTCGCAAATGAATTCAAGAACCGTGAGCGAGAGGCCCAAGGAAAGATAGATGAACTCAGCAAGGTCGCAAACCCTTCAGAGTCTCAAATCATTGCTGCGAAAGATTTGAAGAAAGCCAAGGCCGGGTTCGCAAGACAATTTGCTCGCATCAACAAGATCATTAATCGCCTGCAAGGTTGGGCCAAGAAGGACATCGTTGGCGGTCTTTACAACCGATCCTTCCCGATCTATCGGGGCAAGCAAGAGGAACTTGCCGGGACGGGTGTCATTGTTGACCTCAAGGTGCAAACCACTGATCCGAGTGACCCGCTTTTCTTGTCTTCCAAGAACGTGCAAATCACCGTCGCTGGCGATGAAATCGGAATCGGAACCTTCTCTGGTACTGCATTCCAACCAGACGGCGACACGGTGACGAACGAAGTCGATTTGTATGCTGGCCCTGCGTTCGAGATTTCCTCGACTGAATTCGCTGAGGCCGTCGGAAAGGACATGACAGGACGGCGAGAGTTGTTGTTCTTGATTCGCGGACAACTTGTCCGTGCCATGTCCGAAATCGACAGCGAAGACGTCAAGGCTGGCCGGGTCGTTTTTGCCACGACCATCGAAGGCAACACCGAGCGAGTCATTAGTGTTCCGGACGCTTTGCCCGGCGACTTTGGGTCTGGCAAGCTTGCGATCCCGCCAAGGAATGCAGCCAAGCATTTGAATGATCGAACGTACACGGAATTCAAAGCGATGCTTCCGAATTCCAAGTCTCCGGTAGCGGTGACAAGCGCGACTGAAGAAGAGGTGCTTGTCGAAATCAAGACCGGAAAGCGTATTGATCCGCTTCTCGAAATCGCACAAGAGAACAACCTGACTATCGACTCTCCGTCAGCTGGCCGGACCGTCATTCGGATCCCGAACAGCAAGAGCAAGATCATTGCCGACGTTCTGTCGATCGTAAACACCCACTTCAAGTCAAGGCTTCGAGTCAAGGACGCGGATGCCTTTGACAAGGCCGTCGGGAAGGAGGGCGAGCTGGTTGCGAGCGACGGGGTCATCATTGATCCGAAGTTGTCGAACGCCTTTGCCAAGAAGATGAACCGCATACGCAAGCGTCGCCAGAACCGAAACCGCCGTGGTTTTGTGCGTCTCCCCCGCCCGCGTGTTCCCAAGAACATGACGATTCGAAAGGGAGATCCGAGCGGGCGTTTTGCTCACTTCATCCAGCCCGGATTGTTCATGGAGAAAATCATCTTCCGAGGAAACGGGCTGTACGCAAGATCGCTACAGCGTTTGCGTGATGCGTACGACAACTACACCAAGGAGATCGATGTCAACCTGAAGCGTGACTCCAAGCGTTGGCAGAAGATGCCTAAGGATTGGCGTCGCGACAAGAACAACCGATTCATGTTCATCATGGACCATCCGCTTGAGCCTTGGGTCGTTGACAAGCCCAAGTTGTCTGCTGCGACACAGCGGGCCCTCGGTTGGGGTGCGGACAAGAAGAAGGCTTACAAGATGTTGATGGAGGCACCTGACTCGGTCAAGGACGCCTTCAAGTATTTCCGCAACCGCGACGAGTACATGCGGAAGGAAATGGTCCGTGCAATCCAGAAGCAGAAGATCGCGGTGTTTAGCCAGTTCACCCCGGCGGAAATGGTTTCCGCAGCAAACGAAGAGGGCCGTGCTTGGGAGTTGATCGACGATGAAATCTACGATCAAAATGGCAAGCTTCTGAGTCCGGGGATGGCTGCGAAGCAACTCGCGGTCATGGCCGTGCCGACGGCAGGCTTCGGATATCGATACGCCCATGTCTTCCATGCTTGGACCGGCAACTTCATGGTCAACAAGGTCATGGAAGATGGAAGCCTGAAGCCCATTGAGGGCGACTACAACCTTGAGGCCAGCTTCAAGACGGAGGCTCAGGCTGTTCGTGCGGGCAGGGACTGGCTTAAGGCCAACCCGAAGGACAAGCTAGAAATCACACCGGTCATTTCGTACCCGGGCGACGTGGCTCGACTGACCGAGGCTCAGGTCAACGACATCAAGCGGCACATCAAGAACTACACCAAGGCTTCGGCCGCGGAAGTGTCCGCGGCCCTCCGGGGCAAGATTGGCAAGCTGAAGTACCGCCAGAAGTTCTACGCGCCGTTCATGAAGCGTGAAGGCAAGGGTGGCTACACCAAGAACTACATCGAGGTGTGGCAGTCGAGCGTGGTCGGATTCGAACGTTGGCGGGAGTTGACGGCCGCGAACCGCACGGTGCAAGAGGATATCGAGGCGATGCGTGGGTCTACGCCCGGAGCAGCCCGAGAGCTTCAGTCAACGCTTGATTTCCTTTGGAACGGAAGACAGGCGATGGTCGGCGTCACCGAGGTCATGAACAAGGCTCTCGACAAGACGCTGAATGTGTTGACGGGTGGCCGCGTCGAACCAAAGATGGCCGACCGTGCCATGGACTACGCACGGGCCGCGAACTACTTTGTGAATCTTGCTTGGCCGGGGAACGTGGCCGGTGCTGCTGTCAATGCGACGCAGATCCCGGCCGTGACGGCTTCCATGATTGGTTATGTGGCTTCGACCCGAGCCGCAGCTCAATCGTTGGCAAACCCGAAGCGTTCTGCTCAGATTCTTGAGCAGTACGGACGATTCACGGGTCGGGGCAAGTGGGACGACGGAACCCTGCCCATCGTCTCAGGTGCCCGGAAGGTGATGTCTGCGATCAACGACGCAGCCTTCTTTACGTTGGTCGAAAAGTTCAACCAGAACGCGGCCTTCCTGATCGGTTTCTACCACTACACGAACATTGGTTACTCAGAGCAAGCGGCAGCCGCTGCTGCCAACCGGCTGCGTCTGCTGACGCAGATGACGTACAACGCGGCAGAGGTGCCAAAGATTTACCGCTCGAAGCTGGGCATGACAATCTTCCAGTACCGACGCTTCTCTCTTAGTTGGCTCGCGTTGTTGGCGGGCTCCACGCGAGACGCTGTGTCGGGGCAGGGACCGTTGCTTGCTCCGGTGCGCATGATGCTGGGCGTGCTTGTGTTCGGCGGCTTGAACGCGGTGATTCCGAGGACCGTGCAAGGTGCCCTCGCGAGATACGCGGGGTACAAGACGTTCTCGGGCTTGATGACTGGCGGCATCGGGACGTTGGCCGCGATGCTCGGATATGGCGGCGACGAAGATGACGAAACCGTCGAACGTTTGTCGAATATGTTGACCTACGGGATTACTGCGGGCATCGCCAACGGCGAGTTCGGCTTGTCCGAACGTTTCAGCCCCTACCCCATCCGAGCCCCGTATCAATACGACGGTGCCATGGACGCTTTCGGCCAAGTGATTGGCGACGTGGTGCTTGGCCCTACCGGTTCGAGTGTCGTCAAGACTTATGACGCAGCGATGCGAGACCGTTCGACGTTGCCGCTCCCTGAGCGTGTGGCGAACATGACGACGATGACTCGGCAGCTGTATCAGCTCGACAAGGTTCTGCGTGGCGATATGGCACGTCGGTCCGGCATGGGCAACCGCAACTACACACAGTCCGCGCTTGCACAGTGGTCGCGAGTGCTTGGATTCGAAGACACCGCGTGGATGAAGCAGTCTGGGTTCATCCAAAGCCTCAACGCTGCTACGGAAATGAACGCCGAAATGGTCAACGATGTGGCAAAGGCGTTTTTGCAAGCAGTCGATTTTATTGCGGAAAACCGATTCGAAGAAGGAAACGCAAAGCTCAAGGAAGGCGTCGATTTGCTCGTCAGGTACAACCAAGAACCCGGTTTCGAAATCACGGCTGAAATGGTCCGGCGTCGAATCGACAACATGAAGGAAAGCAGGAACGTTGGGTTGCTGATTCGCCGACTTAAAGACGCAAACGACACAGTGGCAAGAAACTGGTTCCTGTCAATGCCGCCTTCGGAGCAAAAGTTGTTTGCCGAGTCTCTTACTGACGAAGCGATTGGAATTGGGCGATGACTGCACGAAAACCATCAACTACAAGCATTCGAATTCGCAACGAAGCCTACGCCTACCTCCAGCAGCGTGCTGCCGATGACGGCGTCAAGGTGGTGGATCTGGTTGACCAGATGGTCGAGGCGTTCAAGGGCCATATTGACAAACCCGCCCGGATCTACGATCCAGACGGGCTCCCGGAATTTGACGTGGATGGCAATCGCGTTTCACGTTGGATCCGAGAGAGTTAGTCAACTCTTCGGCGGCATATTTCCTCGAAGATCAACATAACCTTGTTTGCCGTCTTCGCAAATGCGGCAGCAGTTTCTTTCGGCTTAATCCGAAAAGCAATTGCTGTTGCTTTCAACGCATCTATCTGCGCATCAAGCTCCTTCCAGACGAAGGGGTCATCAATCATTTCGTACTGGCGAATGCCCATGCTGCGGAACAGTTCGGTTTCTGAGCAAGCGGGGCAACCTCGATGACCGCAGATTTCGCACGGGCCGTCACGGCGTTTAGGGATTTTCGTTTTTGGCATACATCACCTCAAATGCGACTTTTCGGATGTCTTCGTAATGAAGGTGGCCTTCGCAAATGACCCTCTTTGCGATAGTGAAGTCGTAGTAGCCCAATCGCTTGAACTGGGTAGCGAGGTTGTAAATTTGCGACTCGCAAATGTCGTACTCGCCAAGTTCCGGCGAATCGTCGAGATGAAACAGGGTGATGCCTGACCAATAATCAGCGTGGTCAAACTTCCGGACAAGCCATTCGCGCTCAGACGAAAAAGGGTCGTCCTCAACCGGGTCTTCAGTCGAGATCTCCACCAGAAATTGGTCGGTAGGTGCGTGCCATGTCACCCGCCAAGCACAACCGTCAAACGCCTCAAATTGGCGTTGCTCCTGCGTCGCTCCAAACCAGAATTTGAGAGGAGATGTTTTGCTGTCTGCCAAGTTTTGTCCTTTCATTGCCTTGACTTACCGGCGTGTCACTGTACCATCACGTCCCGGCCAGTCAAGGCCAGAAAGGAGAGGCATGCACACAAATGAAGAAGTCGTACACGAATTGTTCCCTAAGAAGTTCTGGAAACGACTCGGCAAGTTGCCGCGAGTTGAGGGCAGCACCTCAATCGCAGACGAACCGGTCCTCGTCGGTTGGTTGGTTCGGCAGCAGCCAATTCATTACCTCGTCACTGAGGCTGATGCGGTGCTGGCGAACAACTACGGGTTGTACAGCGGCATCAAGATCGATCGAGCAAACGGTCGGGTTAGCCGGTTCATGGGCCAGCACTCGAACAAGTACGGATTGGACGCCATGCTGATACAGGGTGTGCAGTTGGACAAGATGTGTGGTTTTTCTCGCTACACGGTTGGCGAGTGTTTCGGCAAGTTTGATTGGAACAGGAGCATTCTGAATGAGCAAGTTGCGAGGCAAGATTCCTAGCGTCGAAGAGAAGCGGTTCAAGGTTCTGATGTTTGGCGTGGCTGGTGCAGGCAAGACTACTGCGGCCATTCAATTCCCCCGCCCCTATGTGATCGACACCGAGGCGGGTTGCGTGAACGATCAGTACGTCAAGATCATCGAGAAGGCGGGCGGGGCCTTGGCTCCGATCGTGGACTTCGACGAGATCATGGCTGAAATCCACACCCTCATGCAGGAGAAGCATGAGTACGCCACGTTGGTCATTGACCCGATTACCACGGTCAACGATTCGTTGCTGGACCGCCTGAAGCATGACGTGGGCACCGAGTACGGGGCTCACTACGTCGAGGCCAAGCGACGTTTCAAGCACCTGACGAGCCTGCTGGCCCGTCTGGACATGAACGTTGTGGTAACGGCACACCACAAAAACCAGTACGGTGACGGCATGACCCTGCTGGGCAAGACGTTTGATGGTCCCAAGAACCTCGATTACCTGTTCGATCTGGTCATGGAGATCCAGATTCGTGGTGACGAGCGTTGGGCCATCCCGGTCAAGAGCCGCATCGAGCGGCTGAAGCAAGGCGAGCCGTTCAAGTTCAGCTACGAGGCCGTGGCCGACAAGTATGGTTCCGACATCCTCGAACGGCAATCCAAGCCCGAGGAGTTGGTCAGTGCTGACAGGCTGATGGTGTGGGAAAGCCTGCTGGGCAAGATGGGGCCGAGAGAGCAGGATTTCCGACGCAAGATTCTGAATGCGTTCAAAATCAACGATTTGGCAGATGCTCCCGCTGAGTCGGCGGAACAGAGCATTGCGAAGCTTGAGCAGATTCTGGAGACCGAAAAGTGACGATGATTCCTTACGACCCCAACGCAGCGAGTGAAGCCCCCGAAGAGCGTCCTGTGATCGAGAGTGGCGACTACAACGCGACCATGAAGTCGTGCAAGGTGAACGACCGAGGCGAGTACGAAATCGACTGGGTGGTCTACAGCGGAGCGAACGAGGTGTACCTCCGCCAGTGGCTCAACATGAGCAAGGGTTTCCACGTCCATCACCTCGGCTGCATCGCTAGGCGCATCGGCATGGAGCATTCGTACAAGAGCGGAAGCTTCAACCCGGCCTCGGGCGTAAACCGCAACTTCCGCCTTAAGGTCACGAAGAAGCCTGCCAAGAACAACCCGGGCAAGTTCCGAAACTGGGTTGATGGCATCGACGACACCGTCCCGGCTTCGGAGCAGATCACGACCCCGACCTCTAACCCCGCCTCGACCCCGGACCCGGCACCCGTCACGGGTGGCAATCACAAACCGGCGGACGACAACGACATTCCCTTCTGATCCATGTCTAACTGGATCAAGATGAGGACGAACCTCCTTGATGACCCGAGGGTCGGTGCGATCTCGATGCGCTGTGACGTGTCAGTGACCACCACCCTCGGGTCGCTTTTTGTCCTGTGGTCCATTGCCGACCAGCACAGCGTTGACGGCGTCTTGCCTCATATGTCCGAGGAATGGCTAGACGGCCGTGTGGGAGTCCCGGGGTTCTCGGAGGCCCTCCGGTCGGTCGGATGGCTCGAAGCTCCTCAGGACGGCTCTGCGGGCCTGTGCGTGCCAGCCTTTGAGGAACACAACGGGGCCTCGGCCAAAAGACGTGCGATGGAGGCGGCTCGAAAGGGTCGTGTCCGCAAAGTGTCCGCATCGGATGCGGACGCGGAGCAGACAGGTTGCGGAACTAGAGCAGAGCCAGCAAAGAGCAAGAAAAGAAAAGCTAGCCAGCAGGGGGAAGTTGTTGTTGAGGAAGGGGCTGGCAGTGCTGGCAGGTTGGTTCGAGCGATGGCCTTGTTGTCGGAATGTGAGATTGCTCCTCGAAACAAGACAGAGGCCACTAGGCTGCTCAAGGCCATCGCAGAGAACCGTGACCCATGCACGTTCATGAGTGATTTGATTGACCGAGCCAATTCCGGCGTGATCCTGAAGAAGGGCGGCTGGATGCTCAAAGCCATGCGAGAAGAAGCTCAATGCGAGTCTCCCTGAACCTGACGCTCCCCCCGACCAGCAATCACCGCCTGATCCCGTCGAAGTCCGGCAGGCTCATCACGAGCCCCCGAATGCGGAAGTGGAAGCTCAAGGCGAAGAAGGACGTTGCGCAGCAGGTTTTCGAGGGCAGCAAGCGAACCGCCATCGCAGGCGATCGTGTCGCGGTCACCATCCACCTGACGTGGCCTGACCGTCGCAAGCGTGATATCGATGGACCGATCAAGCCCATTCTCGACGCGATCGTGGCCGGTGGTGCGATCGAGGACGACAGCCTCATCCGCGAGATGGCCGTGTTTGTTGCAGACGAGCCCGACAAGGAAACGCTCACGCCCGTGCAAATCGAGCTGGATTACTGAGCGCAAAAAAACGCTCCCCCGGCCATGAACCAGAACCGGGAGAGCGGACGAAAGAGATGTCTTGTCGGTCAGTATTCGTCGTGGCCTGTCACATCATAATCAGTAACTTCGACCTTGTCGATTTGCCATCCAGCTGTCGCCATGATGCTTGCGCTTGCTGAGTGTTCAAAGACCATCTTGACGATCTCGTCTTTGGTGTAGTCCTCGGTAGGACTGCTCTCAGGCAACAGAAGCACCCCAACGTCGTAATAGGTGATCTTGAATTCGCGTCCGTGTGAGGCGTGGGGTTCATCTCTCTTGTAGCTGATCTCCACGTTCATCTTCGCTTCCATCATCTCGGCCATCACGAAAGGCTCCTCGGGTCTTCTCGCACGCAAGAGGCGTTCTCGCACGCCCCGTGTATCGAACCGCATCCGGGACACTGCTGGGTTGTCTGGAACGAAACCACATCGATTGCCGTTATCTCATCGGCACTCACACCACCCAAAAGCCTTTCGAATTCGCTGTTCTCGACAGTAATCAACTTCGCATCTTTCAGCTCAAACCACTGGTCACCGTCCGTCAATATCACCTGCATTCTGTTCTTCTCCTTCAAGAAGCTTGTCCACGCTATCCAAGTCCACAAGCACGCTGCCCACCACCTTCTTGCTTCGAATCAAACCCTTCGACGCCCATTCGCGCACGGTCTTTACGGTTCTCTTGATCACGCCACCCGTCTTCTCGGAGACGTATTCGGGCACAGAGGAAATCGGGATGAATCGGTCGTTCATGGTTTGGTCCTTTGAAATTCGGGGACCGGGGCGGTGGATTCAGACCCCGGCCCCCCCGTGGTTTAACAAGAATTCGGGGCGACGACGTAGAATTCACGCCCCTGCACATCCACAGCAAGATACCACCATCCGTTGATCCTGCGAGTCATCAGAGGCACCCGGAACACCCCGAAGTCTTGCAATGCACTCCGGTACAGGTCGCATCTCTTATCGTCCACCGTAGACCAAGCGTTGCCGGTCTTCGGTGTCACTTGGGCGAAGAAATCTACCACACGTTCGGGCAGGCTCAGCAAATCATCGCTGGTCGCTCTGGCTTCCATGTTTCTGGCTCCTTGATTCAAGGCCCGGACCATTCCGGGCGATCCCAAGTATATCCGAAGATTGCCACGTTGTCCAGTTGACACCCCGGGAAAGCCGTGGTATCTTCTTCGTGCCGGGAATGAGCCCGGCCTACCCAAGGAGTACGACATGGTGCGAATCAAGCACACACAAGAACGGCATCTCGGGACCAACAGCGAACACATCCGAGATATGAGTCACGATCTCGGCAAGGCCAGCGAGTCTCAAAGGCAGTTCCACAGGATCTTCTCCAGTGTTCTCCGGATCGCGTTCGGGGGCATGTTCTGCGAGGGAATCATCGATCGAATTCAGGCGATCGAACCCGCCCACGGGGCGGGCGAGACGGGGCCGATCGCAGAACTGATCACGTTCCCCTTCGCTATCGCGACCAACAGCGAGGATGAATACACGATTCTCGTGCATTTCACTGTGTGTCAACTTCGCAACGAGGGCGCGGACAACACCACGTCCGTGACAATCGCGTTTTCGCGGACCGACGAAGTCGGAGCGGAAGAGCCGTTCCACATCGACGAATGCACGAACGCTCTTTACTCCGTGCTTCACAGCGCAACGGAGGAGCATCCCCACCAACCCGAAGCACACGCGAAGATCGCGAAATGGATCGCGGGGCGGATCAAGAAGAGCCTCGCTGCGTTTCGAGATCAGGAGGCGAGCCGATGACCAGCAACGAGGAGAAGATCCGGGAAATGATCTCTGTGGTTCTGCTTCTCGCGGATGACATCGACCCAAAGGTGGCGAAGCATCTCGATGTCCCGCCTGACGGCGAGGACGGCGAGCGGCCGGTCAACATCGACGAATGCCTCGAATGGCTGCTGGTCTCTGTCACAGCGTGCCAGCAGGCGGCAATGGGTCGCGCGTGGTTCGAGGGGAAGAACGCACGCGACTGGGCGGGTTCTTTGTGGACCGTCTCCGACGCGATCGCGCAGGGCGACGAGGCCGGGCTGGTCATGGCCGAGGGGCACGCTCGACGGCTGGCCCCACACTTCGATCGTGACGAGGAAGACGAGCAGGTCGGCCCCGCGGACTGCTGAACCGACGACACTCCTTGACAGGCCCCGGCACCCGTCCCACAGGGTGTCCGGGGCTTTTTGTTGACAGCCAGGCACGGGGCGGCTATCTTGTGCATGTCCGGGAATGGCCCCGGCAAATCAAGGAGCCCGTTGATGACGAATATCGAATCAGACCTTCGCCTGTTCTGCTGGGGGAAGGGGGAAGAACTCTGCGACGCGATCGCGGATCGGCTCAACATCGAGAAGCCTGCTGCGGGGTGGCCTGAGGGCCTAACCGACACGATCGAAGAGGAACTCAAGGACCAGATCCACAACGACAGCGAAGCCATTTTTCAGGACTACATGGACGACCACGGAGCGGCCGTATGCACGGACGCCTTCGAGGCGAATTACGAGGCCCCAGAGGAGGAGGACGAGGATGCCTGAGGTGACGCTCGATCTCATTCGACAGGCCCGGCAGCGGGTGGCAGAAATGGATCCGGACGAGCAGCCCAGCCGCAACCGCTGGGCCATGACACGACGCGACAAGGACGCGCTGCTCGCGATTCTCGACGACGCGGCAGCCATCTACGAAGCACGCATTGAGGAGGTGCGACGATGAAGCACGACAACGACGACGACCTGATCGCCCGTATGCGGGGCATCGTTCACGAGGCGGAGCGGTATCGGGATCTCTTCGGCGAGCAGCGGTACGACGGTAAGGCCGATTTTACGCTGGAGAAGGAGCGGGGCGAGACGTACGCCTCGGAGGAGATCGCCCTCTACGGGCACCGCGACTACGAGCCCGGCTCGGTTCTTGAGGGCTCGTCTTGCCGGTTCTGGATCGGCAATCCGTCGCCCGGGTTCTACGACCGGCTCCCAGACGATCTCAAGCAGATTACCGCCCCCATCGAGGGCACCACGCACCGGCCCGTCGAGGAGGTGGTCGCCCACCTTCCCGACGAGGACGACATGCCGCCGGGCGGCGACGACCTGCCAGACCTTGGGTGGGAGGACCGGCACGGGGAGCCGTGAGGATTCTTCGGCCTCGGTGTTGACACACCAGGCACGCCGGGTATCATCGGGGAGCGGCGGGAACTCTTCCGTCGCTCCCCTCTTCACAGCGTCAAGGAGCGCACCACCATGGACGACATCGATCTCACCGGCTACATCCAGCAGGACACGGAGCGGATGCACATCAATTGCCTCCTCAGCGGCCGGACGCGGCCGTGGTTCTGGATCACCGACCCGGGCCATGCGTGGCTGGCCGTGCCCGGTGCAACCGTTGCCGCCCTCGGCATGGTGCCGACCGAACACTCCCTCATCGCCACCATCCCCGTGCCCCGCAAGGGCAAGGACCGGCCGAAGCCTGAAGATCTCTTCCTCCTGCTGGAGGAGGATCTCGATGCTCCGTTCTTCGTCCGTCTCGCCTTCCCCAAGGCGAAGGACATCAACGAGGCGATCGTCATGATGAAGAACAAGACGCAGGGCTACCGGCTCGACTCCAAGGGCGTCCACTCGTGGGTTCGTGATCTCCCGTCCTTCTCGGATCTCCGCGAGGACTGGATCGCGGCCCTGAAGATCGACCAGCCCGAGGCCGAGATCTTCGAGTCGGGCATCGCTGCGTTCATGTCCCTGAAGGGACGCATGGACACGGCCGCAGCGGAGGAGCCCCGCAACCGTGCCATCGCTGCGAGCGGCGGCGACTGGATCGGACCATCCGATGCGGACGGCGGGCTCTGACCACGGGCTCGGCCAGACTCCCCCCCCCGCTCCCGGCGGCGTCCCCTCGTGGGGCGTCGTCGGTTTCGTTGTTGACTGCCAGGCACGCACCGGGTACGATCGGCACCGGCGGGAATGGTCCCGCTCAAGGAGCCCACCGATGGAACACACACCCACCCAGAACGAGACGCCGCTGCACACTCTCACGGTCCTCTCGAATCAGCAGATCGAGGAGATCATTGAGACGGCGTGGCCGTGGTCGATGACGCCCGGCTACTGGATGATCGACTTCGCCGCGGGCCATGACGACATCGTCAGGTTCGCCCAGACGGACGACTACGCCCTGATCTTCTGCGAGGTGGACGAGGAACGAAACCCGGTCAAGGACCACGAGATCACGCGCCCCGAATTCATCCGCGCCATCGACCGCGGACTGCGAGCCGAGAAGGAGGGCGACCGTCGGGCGACCAAGGCCGCGCTTGCGGATGTCCTGAACGGCCACCTCGACGGCATCGGTGCCGACGTCCTCGTCCAGATCGCCCTGTTCGGGGAGGTGGTCTATGGATGACCAGATCCGACAGCAGCGAGCAGCCGCCCAGTACCTCGAAGAGCGGAGGGCGTGGAACGACACGCACCCGCTCGACGAGCAGGAGCAGCCCGACGGGATGCCCTGCAACCGGTGCGGCCGCTGGACCGACGAGGTGGTCGAGGTGGACCGTCCGGGCGTCGGCCCGGTCAACGTCTGCTTCCACGAGCAGACCGCCGCGGACGGCCGCCGGGTGGCGTCCTGCTACCATCAGGTCCTCGCCGGGTACGGCTGGCCGATGGTCGAGACGGCTAGCGTTCTCGGCGCGGCTGCGTCGATCGTCCGGTCTCATCCGGACACCCATACCGCCGTCCGCAACACCCCGGAAGAACTCCGGGAGTCTGCGGCCGAGGCGAACCGCCGGGCGGTCGAATGGTCGGACGATCCGCGGTTCTACCGGCAGATCGCGGCGGTTCTCTCGCTGCTGGCCGATCTCTCGGTCGCCGACGGCTGCGACGGCATGGAGCCCTTCGCCCCCGGCGTGGACCCGACGGACGAGCAGGTGCGAGCGTACGGGCGACTCCGCAAGCGTTGGGACCACGTCGGCCCGCTCATGCCGTCCGTCGGATCCGACCCGGCCCTCATGGTCGAGGTGCGATCCAACGAGACCGGGGCGCGGATGCTCCTCGGCATCGAGCCCGACGGCTCCACGCATTCCTGACACCGGCCCCTTCTGAACCGACGCCGCTCGTCCCTCCACGGGGGCGGGCGGTTGTCGTTGGCCAACGCCAGGAACGAGCCGGCCCCGCCGGCGTCGCCCGGGAATCTCCGGGAACGACTGGACACGGACGGCTCGATGACCGATGATCCCCCCGGCGGCAATGGTGCCGACCACATCAAGGAGCCCAACCATGGCACAGCGAGACGCAGACCACGACATCGACCCGATCCGCGACGAGACGCGAGCCGGTGCCGAGCCCGACCCCGCGCCGGACGAAAGCACCCGCTACATCGTGTCCGGCTGGTTCGACGGCCGCCCGCGCGTCCGCAACTACGCGACCGATCACGAATGGCAGGCCAGCGCAGAGGCGGGCCGGTGGCGGGAGGATGAGACGGCGGTGCGCGTCGCCATCGTCCGGCTGACGTTCAACGGCCGCGGCGACAAGGTCCGCGAGGAGATCGCCGACGACTGGATCGCCTGACCGGCCGACGACAACCCGAAGCACGCAGCGACGCCCGGCACCACCGCCGGGCGTTGTTGTTGACCCGGCGGGACAATCTGGTACCATCCGGGTGTCGGCAATGCCGCCGACCAAGGAGCCCCACCATGGCCATCATCAAAGCACTCGCCTCGTCCGTCTACCCGACCGAGGGACCGCGCTGGTGTACCCGAGTCTGGATCAAGGATCGCCAGCGACCGGCGACCGTCGAGTGGTCGT